AGTGATTGCTCGGTCCCACCGTTAGGCGCTACCTCTATTTTCAATCTGAAAGCTTCGCATTTCTGCTTGCTTGGATAGATGATCATTCTCGAATCTGTTACCTCGCTGAACGTGGTAAAGTCTACATAATCTCCATAGTCGTAGGCTAAGGATACTGTAACTGTGTAAGGGGATAGATTATCCATAACCATAAACAGTCGGTAAAATCTCTGGAATCCTACAATAGATGCGAGGCTGATCCATCCAGTTTCGATGGACATGTTGTAGCTGGCATCACCATCGACCCAACTACTTCGATCCTCTATCAGAACTTTATCGGCAGTCAGGACATGGAATTTGTTGTCATAAAGACAAGCATCAATAGGTAAAAGAACCGATGAAAAATCTTTAGACCAGGCCTGGAAGAAGTTATCAAAGGAGATAATCCCGCTGGCTGTGACATATCTGGTTGTGTCGGAATCTATGGGAGTGATTGCCTGAAAGATTGGCTCGGCAGCTTCATCCTCATAGGTTGCTCCGGAGAACTCAGTGATAAGTCCAGGGGATAGAGTATAGACACCTTTGTCAGACTTGTAGCTAAGTCCCATACTACTCACAACCATGGATCTACCGTTAATGGCACCGCCTACTCCGGGTATCTCCTCGAAAAGGGCAAAGTCCCCACCCGCTCCAGTTCTGTCAGGCCCGGCACCGTAGGAATAGAATAGTCTTCCACGCTTGGAAAGGATGAGTTTATCAGTCAACCCTATCAATCCAGTGGTTACACCCGGCTTATCCTGGACGGGGATAGTGAATGACTCTGAAAACTCCGGCATTAAATTCGTCTGGTTGATCTTGGAGAAGTAGATAGCTTCATCCCGCGCTGAACCACCGGCCCAGATACGACTGGCCCATGTAGTCAGATATCTCACTGGCGGGATGGGAGCAGCAGGAACCTCTCCACCAATAGTGAAGAGAGTGGCCTGAGTTGTTAACTCCACATCGGCTCTCGTCATACGGACTTCGCTTGCATCAGTGAAGGTGTAGTTCTTCTGGTTGTCCGGATCGGGCTGTTGAGCCCCGAAATCCGTTGAGTCGTAATACGCATCTCTGTAAAGTATCGAGCCGTCTGCTTCAGTACGATAGGGGATGAGGGCTACGAGCGTATCGGCACCAGTGAGATTGGTAACATTATAACACTCTATCTTGGCTGTAATGGTGTTGGTAGTTCCAGAAGGTATAACGATAGTTTCTGGAGCACTGGGTGCGCTTCGGTGTAGATACCCGTTCCTGTCGGTGAACTCATACACCGCAACTATGCTGTACGATCCCGTAGATATCTGGCCCCCACCAGCATTAAAGCTAAGTAGTGGAGGTCGTGGAATATGGAAAAAATTTAGCTCTCTGAGGTACTGACCACAAAAAGAATGAAGATTGGTGCCGGCAATAATCACAGTCCTGCCGTAAGGCTCCGCTGAAAATTTATCCTTACTGTTGAAATCAATCTTGATTGACGCAAGGCCCGATACAGTAGTAGTCAGGTCTTTAGTAAGGACAGCGACCCTGGCCACACCGGGGGATATCTCAGTAAAGTTGTTGTTCAGCATAAAGGGTCTATACTGTGATCCACCTCCGGGTGCCCGACCATAGAGAACCTGAGCAGAAATTATTAGATTCTCACCCTCCCAGGAGCCTATGTAATAGCAGTTATTATTAGTGGCTGATCGGTAAAGAAGGTAATATTTAACACCCTCAAAGAGATAGGCTTTAGATAGAACCTCGTAGCCATACCCCTGCCTAAACTTCCCGGTATCTGAAGAGAGCACCCCAGAATCAGAAATGTGCCAGCTCCTGGTACCAAGAGCGTTTTCAGGTGCGGCATCAAAGGAAAAACTAAACTGGCCCAGATAACCCCTAACGCCTGGAGCCCCCTCCAAAATTTCGGGCTCGACTACACGGCTAAGACAACCACTATCAAGCATTTCGGGAGTCGAGGTACCAAGCCCGAGATTCGCCACGGGTCTCAAAGTATCGCTGTTACCGTCTATGACGAAATATTCAGTCGAGCTGGCAGCACCACCACCTATAAATACAAAGAACCGATCCCCTGAAGACGACATACATGTACTAAGCTGAGTGAAGGAGCTTCCTGTATGACTTGCGATCGGAGGGAATACGAGCTCTTCCAGATTCTCATCAAACCATCGGGTCAGGACTACCGTTGTAGAGGCAGGATAATTAATGACCAGAAACTCATCATTATAGCTTATAATATCCCAGAAGTTGGATGCGGTTAGTCCAAGCTGGTGAAGGTCCAGGAGCATAGTAATCTCTTCCCCGAGACCAGTAGGCGTTAGCTTCCTGCCGTATAGGGGTCCAGAGGTTAATACTGTGCTTGGACTATTGTAAAATGCGTAAGCTTCGCCCTTGAATACCAGCAATCGTATGGTGGAAAGCTGGTCGAAACCGAGGTCAATAGGCCCGTATAGGCGTTCCCCGGTTGCCTCATCAATAGCAATTATGGCCATAAACGAGTCTTCTGGATCGGTGGACATCTCGGTATGTGAGTAGTAGGTAATACCGTTTGCATGAACACAGTCACCAGAATTGAGTGGTCTACCATCCTCGTTGATTGCATCGAGCGTTGTAACCCCAGGCTTATGGGGGCCAATCGTTTCAAACTTATCAAGGGTCACACTGTAAGAATAGAGTTTATCGTCAGCCAGTAGAAGTAAATGATCCTCTGTTCCGACCAGGCCCTGAAGATTTTCCGCATCTTCGGGGACAACCTTCAGGACACCGCCTGGGTTATTCTCAGTGAATACCTCGAAATCAGCAGAGGCCAGGTACTGGTCGAACTCAAGGAAAAAGTCTTCCGGTGTTGATGGTACACCGTCTTTTGTGACGACAGTGTAGTCGGTACTGCCATCCCTCAACCTGAAAATCACATTTGTATAGTTGCCAGCGTCACTGGCGTCAGGACTTGTAGTAGTGTTCCCTATCGCAGTAATGATCCAATAGACTCCGCTTTTATCGTAGAAAGCGAACACCCCACCAGCAAAATCGAAGTTTTCCACCAGGTCAGCAGCGAAAGTCTGGCCCGAACCATCTTGAGGGAATACGAATTGAAGACCAACACCGATGGTGCCATCTAGTTGTCTGAATATCCTGAAGTCCAAATCCAGGTCGTCGTTTGCATAGAAGAAGTAAGATTCATAGAACTCAGCGACTATCGTAGAAAGACTGAGAGGATTGTATCCAAACCTCTTATCGAGCCGATTACCTTTAGAAAATTGAGCATTCTCTATTTTTACAGGGGTTCCGGGGGTCAAAGACTTAGGGTCCACCTTCTGATTTGGTGACTCGGATATGCTCAGAGGTATAGTTTTTTTCTGTAACGCCATACGATCACCTTATCCGGTAGAAGCAATTCCCTACCCAAAGTTTTGTTGCCTGAGTTGAGGAGGTGTATGTTTGAAATCTTAGGGTACCCTGAAAAAGGAAAATGGCCGATCCAGCACTCTGGCCAAGTGACAGGTTTACTCCTGTTGCCCTGACCGCGGAACAGGCCGCCTGCCATTGAGTAGTAGAAGAATTACTGAACCGATATAACTCCGGTACTCCCGGAGGAAATATGAAGTATAGGGCCTCGGTATTCGTACTGGCGGTATCGCTCTCAACCCTAAATTCAAAAAAACACATGTCGCCAATTGTATACCACCGATACTTCTTACCGCCATCAATAGTGGGCCAGCCGACAATCTCACCCAGGTCTCCCTCACCCGCATTGTTAGCCAGGGCTCCGGATGAGGTAATGGCAATAAGGTTATCATTAACCGTTTTGAAAGCTTGGCTTACGTTAGACTGGAAGCGAGTAATAACCTCACTCCCAAGTTCACCTATCCTTCTGAAGTTGACTGAACTCACCAGTAATCTCCAGTGGGGCCATACGCACCGGCAAAATCGTGTGCTTCCTCGATACGCTCGCTCTCGTTGATGTCTCTATCTATCTTCATCAGGTCAAGAGATTTAGTAAGCCTATCCCGCTCCATCAGAAGGGATGAGGTATCTGACTCTTCCTTATTAAGCATTTTGATAGCTACATCTACAATCAGAAGATTCTCAAATCCATTGAAAGTATCTATCGAATCAGTCTCATCCACGAACGGTACTGCCAGGGGGATATACCATAGTTGGTAGGTTCCGTTAGCAGAATCCCTTGGAGTCATCTGGATTTTGTCTTTGAAGATGCGGTAAGTAACATTGGCAGTAAGGGCATATCTGAAAGTGTTCTCAGTGTTGTTTCTACCCCTCCACGCAGTTTTCGTCATAGGGTAAAAGCGATCAGAACCTCCCGGACTAACGCTGCGATCGAGTCCTGCAAGTTTATAGAAATCTTCTGGGAGATCAAAAAGACCATCCGTACCAACAGGTAATACAAATACCAACGGCTCAGCCGGTAGAAAATAATCCTCATAGGCTTCCACCATCACATCGTACCAGGTGTAAAGAGCCTCGTTAATGTAATTCAGGAGCTCAGGATCTTCGATGAAATTGGAGTTTTCCATATCCGCTTTTTGGCGGGCTCGAGTTCTGATTTGGGCTAGTGTTACCGAGGACATTAGTAGCCTCCATGTGAACCGTGAGAATTTTCCATCTCTTCTTCGTATTGCTCACATGCTTTGTAAGCTGCCTTGAAAGCCCTGCAAAACGCCTTAACATCATCGGACCTGAGAGATTGCATCATAGCGCCGCAAGACATTTCCAGAGCCTCTTCCGAGTTCAACATTTTATGTTCTGGCTTTGGCTTTGACTCTGTCTCATCATATTCCATTCCCATAGCAGGCCCTTCTTTCTGGGGCATGGAGCTCATGCCGCCTATGATTAGTCTGACGATTCTTCTTCGCCTTCTATTCTGCAACATGAGCCACCACCTTAGTAAGCTACGGTAGAATTTTTCAAAGTGATTTCGATGTAAAAAGTTGCCTCGTCTGAGACTTCTGCAGGTACGCCATCCGCGTTTATCCAGAGAACACCCAGAACTTTGTTAGCAACATCATTTTTGCTTAAGACTAGCTGGTATCCCGAAGTTGAAGCCAGTCCATTAAAAACAATCCCAGTAACATTACGCAGGTCGTTGTAAGCATCATCAAGGTTGATATCATATGTACCAACACCAGTACGAACCATCGAAAAACCTTTTGAGTCATCGACGATTGTGCCAGCTCCATCTGTGACAAGGGCCTGACCATAAAGCTTGATCGTTCCCTTCTCTATGCACATGGCACCCGGCTTAAAATTTCTATTAGCCATCTCATTTCTCCAAAAAAAAGAAAAGCCCACCCCCATTATGCGGAGCGGGCATGGGTTGTTTTAGATCTGGATGTTGATGTTTGAGCCTGGAGCACGACAACCAATTTGGCTGTAGCTACCATGTCGAACTTCCGCACCGTCATCATTGGCCTGCCGAAGCATTTGGAGACCGTCCGGGCTGATAATTTGAACCGGGTCACCCAATGAGTACATTTTCCAATACTCAAGCTGCAAGCCAAAAATTCGGTCATCCGGACAGTTATGGTCAGGAATCACTTTTATCGGCCCACGAGTACCGTCAACTTGAACCCCTCGGAATGACACTCTCGGAGTGACACCCACGTCAATGTATTGAACTTTAGAGCCCAATGCATTTTTGAGGTTTTTGAAACTGTTGTGTGACATGAAGAAGTGGTCCAGTGCGAAACCACCATTGGCCGCAACGATAGCATCAGCTTCGGTGAGGACTTCCTCAATCGGAGCGTTTGTGCCATCAAGACGTAGTCCACCAAGTCGAGTCACATCAGCGGTTCTGTCTACGCCAAAGATGTCGGTTGGTACGCCGTTGGTTCCGGGATCAGAATCAGGGATCCAATCCTCAAGACCAGATAAGCCGATTCCACGGTCACCGTCTACGAAGAGATAGTCACCCGCAGCGATATTACCGCCGCCGCCGCTATCGTATGTGCCATCGAGGGTAATGCTAGGAATACCGCTACTTCGGTTGACGGCAATAATTTCCCACACGTTGGTTGTGCCATCGGTTTTGGCAGTACCACCAGATTTATCGGCATAGATGACAATCATCTGACCGACTTCAAAGTTGGATACATCACCAGCATTCTGGATAGGCACTATGAAAGGAGTATCATCTGCGGGCTCTGCACCTACACGACCGATCTGAGAAGAAACATCCCGGTACATGTTGATTGCCAAGGAGCGAGTCAGAGCATTGATAGAACCATCAATCTCAGTAGTCGCCGCTTCCAAAAATGCGTTGGGATCACCACGAGTCGCCTGCATGGTTTCGTTGTCGATAGTCGCTATGGAGTAATCTTTGACGCGCGTCAAAAAGAACGACTTGAATAGTGAACTGGTTTCTTGGCCACGTTGTTGGGCCTTTTGGAAGTTCTTGCTACGCCCTTGTGGGTTGCCATAAAGGATGGGAACCGGGAGATTCTTACCACCGAACTTCATGTATTTCGGCATCATGGCGTACAGAGGATTGGTTCTGTAGGTCATGTCAATTACACGGTCGCGCGTATAATGCTCTTTTAGCACGTCATTATAGGCGACTAAGTCAGCTCCTGAAGCCATATCATTTCTCCGATATATTAAATTGAATTGTGATTTTGATAATTCATTTGGCCAAATATATCGGAGAGCCAGACTGTCGCTTTTGAATCTTGCCTGGAAGTATATCGGTAAGGCGGCATATCGGAGGATTCGGGGTAATAGTGTCACACATTATGGCACATTGCAAATGAAGGGCCTAACAACCCCGTTAGGAGTCACTAAGCCCAAGGTCAGCAACAACCCAAAGTAGGATATATCATGTCGCCAGCATTCTCTCAAGTTTCTTAGCTAGGTAATCTTTTGACTCGTCATCCGAGAGCCATTTGGTAGGATCCTGCGGAGTTGCACCCTCCGATACCATCTTATTGCTAAGGACACGGCTATACTTGTCCTTAAGCAATTCTCTGGCGTAGAAGTTGTTGTCCTTGTCATCCTGCTCTTCTTCGGATATCTCTTTCTTATCGGGGATGAGCTGGTACTTAGCCTTAAACTTAGGTGTTTCGAGGTATTTTTCCACCTCGGCTGTGATCTGAGCCTCAACCTTATCGGCGGCTTCAACCCACGTCATGATCTTTTTGGTCTCTTTGTAGACCGCTGCGGCCACATCAAAAACCAAACCTTCAGCCCCCTGGGCCCGGATCATTTCGTACTTGTCCCCTCCCTCGGAGATTGTTCGGGAAATGTCCTCCTGTGTGCGCGATATAGCTCGTTCCTTTTCTTCAACCTGAAACTTTTCGTCTGCCGCTTTCTTCGACGTTTCTGCCGCTTCTGCTGCGTCCTGGTCAGCCTGTCGTTTATCATCCCATTGCTTTTCCAGCTTGGCAACACGGTGCTCGGCAGTAGCGGCTCCATCGTTAATGACTCTTTCAGCCACTTCTTTAAATTCGATCCCCAGAGCCTTAAGCCCAGCGAGAGGGTCATCTTTAAAGGT